AACTGGAGTCATCGGATTAACAACCACTCTGAAAATATTAATCAGTATGGTGTTAACCCATCTCAATACAAGGCTCAAGCGCAAGTCAAGCAATACAGTAAAGAAGGTGGAGTCATTCAAACTTATAAGTTTGATGGTCTGTACCCAGTTGCAGTATCACCAATTGATCTTGCTTGGGAAGCTGAAGCGATTGAGGAATTCACAATTACGTTTGCATACGACTGGTGGGAGCACCAAGAGTCAGCTGTAAACTAAAAGGAGCAGTTAGATGGCTAATCAGCTTTATACAAAAGCTAAGCAGTCTTTGCTTGGTGGTGAACTAAATCTGTCATCTAATGTAGTCACAATCGCATTGATAGACACGGACGTCTACACCTTTAGCGCCTCACATCAATACAGATCAAGCGTACCTAACACTGCTGTAGTTGCTACAGCTAACCTTACAAGCAAGACAATTACTGATGGTGTGTTTGATGCTGCTGATGCTGAGTTTGCATTTGTTACTGGCGCTAACTGTGAAGCATTAATTTTGTATCACAATACTGGTGATGCGGAAAATGACGGTGCTAGACAAGCAGATTCAAATCTTGTGGCTTACATTGATACAGCTACGGGCCTTCCAATCCTTCCTAACGGTGGTAATATCACTGTCAAGTTTTCTGACGGTGCTTCTAAAATATTTGCGCTATGACGTAACCACTGTGTTTGACGAGGTCGATAAATAATATCGGCCTCCTTTTTATTTCCTGAGGATAACATAGTGCAACTTTTCGGATTTAACATAACAAGGGCAGATCAAGAAACCAAAGAAGATCTGAAAACCTTTGTCCCCCCACAGCCAGATGACGGTGCTATTGAAATAGCACCAGGTGGCTCCTATGGTACTTTTGTAGACCTAGATGGAACTGCTAAGTCAGAGGCAGAGTTAGTTTCTCGCTATCGTGAAATGTCAATGCAGCCAGAGTGTGATTCTGCTGTAGAGGACGTTGTGAACGAAGCAATTGTAATGACGGAAGAAAATCCAATTGAAATTGTATTGGATGACCTTAAGCAACCAAACTCTATTAAGAACAAGATTAGAGAAGAGTTTGAAACTATTCTTGAAATGCTTGACTTTTCAAATAAAGGATACGATATCTTTAGACGTTGGTATGTTGATGGAAGACTATATCACCACATCATCATTAACGATAAAGATCCAAGAGACGGTATTAAAGAGCTTAGGTACATTGATCCACGTAAGATACGTAAAGTACGAGAAAAAGTAAAGTCTAAGGATCCTCGTACTGGTGCTACAATCTACAACAAAGAACAAAAAGAATATTATCTGTTTAATCCTAAAGGCATATCATCTACCTCACAGCAAGGTGTGAAGATTGCTGTAGATAGTATTAGTCACATCCACAGTGGTTTGATGGATTCAAGGAACAAAATGATCCTTGGCCATCTGCACAAAGCTGTCAAGCCTCTCAACCAACTTAGAATGCTCGAAGATGCAACTGTAATCTACAGACTTGCAAGAGCACCAGAGCGTCGAATCTTCTATATCGACGTTGGTAACCTGCCAAAGATGAAGGCAGAACAGTATCTTCGAGACATGATGGTCAAACATAAGAATAAGCTGGTGTATGACGCTGCTACAGGCGAAGTACGCGACGATCGTAAGTTTATGACAATGTTAGAGGACTTTTGGTTACCGCGTAGAGAAGGCGGTAGAGGCACTGAGATAACGACTTTACCAGGTGGACAAAACCTCGGTGAGATGGAAGATGTCGATTACTTCCGCCGAAAGCTGTATAAGTCTCTTAACGTACCTGTTACTCGAATGGAGGCTGATAATCAGTTTAACCTTGGGCGAGCTTCTGAGATTACAAGAGATGAGATAAAGTTTAACAAGTTTGTACAGCGACTTAGAAACAGATTTACACATTTGTTCGATGGCTTACTAGAAATACAACTTGTATTAAAAGGTGTTCTTTCCCGATCAGATTGGGAAGAAATGCGTAACACTATTCATTATAATTTCAAAGAAGACAATTATTTTTCTGAGTTAAAAGAAACTGAGATTATGACAGAACGTCTTCGTCTAGCAGGTGAGATTGATCCTTTAGTTGGAAAATACTATTCTATGAAATGGGTTCGTGAAAACATTCTTCGTATGACCGAAGAGGAAATAAAGAACGTAGATCAAGAGATTGACGCCGAACGTCAAGAAATGGATGACGAAGGTGCACTAGGTGGAGTAGTAGACTATAAAGCAGGACAACAAGATCAACCCAAACAGCAAGATCAACAAGATCAGCAGGAACAATTTGTACCACAACCTACTATCAGCGAAGAAGAAAAAAGACTAGTTGAAAGTATGACTCGATTCATGGATTCGATGGCTTCTGAGAACATCGAGGACGATGATGAATGAAGTCGAACGCGCTAAACTTCTAGCTTTACTCCTTAAATATACTAAGACCGAGATCGACGGTCTTAGGAAGGAGCTTAAAGAGCTAGCAAGACTCCCATTACTTGTAGAAGGACCGCCCGGTGAGCAAGGTACCGAGGGCCCCGTTGGTCCCGAAGGACCCGTAGGACCTAAAGGCGAAGACGGAAAAGATGGAATATCTATTTCCGGTGTACTCATTGAAAACAACGACCTTATCGTTGCTTTTTCCAACAAACAACAGATTAATCTAGGCAGTGTAATCGGACCAGAAGGACCTGAAGGTCCTCAAGGTGAGCAAGGCGCGCCGGGTCTCATTGGTGAAGAAGGACCTCAAGGTCCACAGGGTATACAAGGTGAAATTGGACCTCAAGGTGAAGCAGGTCCAAAAGGTGAGAAAGGCGAAAAAGGAGCTAAGGGTGAGATAGGACCTATTGGTCCCAGAGGCCTTAAAGGTACTAAAGGAGACAAAGGAGACACCGGCGAACGCGGTGAAAGGGGTGAGAAGGGAGAAAAAGGCGATCCAGGTTTAGATGGCCAACAAGGAGAGCGCGGAGAACAAGGTCCTCAAGGTCTAAAGGGTGATCAAGGTGAGCGCGGTGAGCAAGGCCCTCAAGGTGAGCCTGGTAAGGACGGTGAATCACCCGACGTAGGTCCTATTGAAAGCAAACTGCTTAGGCAGTTTGAAGATTTTAGAGCTGCGATTTCAGCACAAGTTTCTAGATTAAACCTTGCTGGTGGCGGTTCGGCCGGTTCAGGTGAAGTAAGATTAGAGTTCTTAGACGATGTAGATCGAGATAGCGCTAAGCAAGATGGATATTTTCTAAAATACGATGCTGCGTCTGGTAAGTGGGTGGGGTCTGCTGGGTCAGGTGGTGGTGGAGGAATCACCCAAAATGAACTGGACAGATATCTTCAAGTTGCTAATACTACATCTTTTGCAAATACAAGTCAATTAGATCAATACTTACAGGTTGCTAATTTAACCAATCTGTCATCCGATTTAATTCCAAGTGCAAACGTCACCTACGATTTAGGATCACTTCAAAGGTCATGGCGTGATTTATACCTAAGTGGTAACACAATCTATGTTGGGGGCGTAAAGTTATCTGTAACAAATGCAGGTGATTTATTTGTCACCAATGCAAATAACGAGCCTGTAAAACTTATAGCTAAAGAGATAGAAATAGGTTCAACTGGCAACACGACTACTATAAGTTCAACTACTAGTGGTGGCGATACAACTGTAGTTACAAGAAACGAGCTCGACAAATATCTTTTAGTAGCTAACAATAAAACCATTAGAGCTGGTAGCGGAGTAACGGTTTCTCAAAACTCCAGCACTATTACTATCTCGTCATCGGTAGGTGGCAGTCAAAGCCAGGCCAGCCAGAGCGGTAACACGTCTGTAGCCAATACTATAACTGTTGGCAGTCCATCTGACGGATCTTGGACTACACACGGTGCCTATCAGGGGTTCTCTAACACACAAACTGTTACAGATGTCATCGATGATCTGAATGAAGTTATAGAAAATGTTAGAAACGACACGTTTGTAAAAAATGTCTCTTTTACTGGTACTCCGCTGGCAGGAGGTGCAGGGTTTACAGTTACTCTCACCTTAACTACACAAGGTAATCCAAACAAATACGATATTTACTGGGGCGATGGTACGTCTACTATAGCGACCACTGATACAACTCCATCACACACTTACAGCACTAACGTAGGCAGTCCGTTTACTGTAACAGTAAGAGCATATAACGATGGTGGTGGAGGTTCTGGTAGTGAAGCGAGCTCTACTATAGCAAACTACGTAGTTGTCTATACTGCCGATCCAACTGCTTCGTTTCAAATCTATGGTGCTAGTACAGGTGGATCACCCATAACCTTTGTTGATGACGGTTCACCCGTATATCTCGAGAACAACTCTACAGAAATAGGTGCTGCTACCATACAATATAGGATTACGTGGGGTGATAGTAGTAGTGATGTTATAATAACAAATGATTCTGCATCTGGGGGCTCAGCTGGTAGTAGGTTGCAGCATACTTTTGACACGGCTGCTGAGACAGAGCAAACTTTTACAGTAAGCATGAATCTGGATTCTCACTCTACTGCTAATCCATCTGTGATTCCAGTTTCAGCTAGTCCTGTTACAATAAAGGTGTACGACACCCATACACCAGAAACATCACTTAGTACTACAAGCGGAATAAACGAAGAAGCTAGCAGTGGGTTGGTTGTAACTGCAACTAACAATACGGAAAACACTATAGGTAGCTATTCAGCATATGGAATCCAGTATTTGTGGACATGGGGTGACGGTCAAACAACAACAGTAAACGCAGGGTCTGGTGCTAGTGGTGATACTGGTAGAACAATTAATCACACGTACACATTAAGTGCATCTGATCAAGCAAATGGTAATTCAGCTGACTATACAGGTAACCTAAGAGTAATTAGTAACCATACTCAGAGCCCGTTTATCAGCTCAAATTTTACAGTGCATGTAGAGCCAGATGTAAGAGCGTCAATTAACGGCACATCAACAACGTCTAGTCAAAAGGCCTCAAATGATTCCACTCTTACATTGTATAAGCAAGCTGACTTGTCTGGTGCAAATAGAGCAATAGTTACTGTAACTAACACAACTCAAAATGCAGACAGTTACTCATACGTTTGGGGTGATGGTAATGATGATTCTGTTGTTGAAAATGGTAGTGCTGCAGGAAGTATTGGAGCTGCAATTACACACGATTATCAATCAGCGTCAGTAGGTAATTATACTCTAACGATGACTGCAAACGGTACTCCTGATATTACAGCCCAACAAGATACTGATACAATTACGTTTACCCTAAAAAACATTCCAGCCGCTCCAGCTGGACTCAGTAGCAAATCTCTTACTCTATCGACTTCAGCACAGGACACAAGTAAACTTGCTTCTGGATTTACGGATTACACTAGTGGTGCAGTAAGCGCAGGTGATAGTCTAAATACATCTACTGCTAGGAGATATGATACTACTACTAGCATCTCAACAGATGTTGTTAGTGACGTTTATGATGCAACTACTGGCGCGCTTACAGCATTGTGGGATAATAGCGAAGATGGCTCTAAATCGTTTTCACTTTCCACAGGTGAAACTGGTACGTTTACTAGTCTTGTGGTTACTAGCGAGGGCGATGCTTACAGTGAGCTGTCAACGACATACCCACAGAACTATTATCAAGTATTCACTGCTCGTATTACCAAAGATATCTCTAGTCAGCAAACTGGAGCACATCGAGCCAAACTCTCACATTCAACTACTGGTGATACTAACGAGGTTTATATAATAAAAGACAATCTGTCGTCAGTTCCTACATTAGATATCAGTGGTGCTACATTAGAAGAGGATACTGCAGGATCTTATCGATATGTTTCCGGGATCCCATATTATAACAGCGGATCTCCAAAAGTAAGATTAGTAGGCTCAACAGTATCAAATTTAATAGGACAAGCATACTTAGACAGTAGTTCTATTGCAAGTATTACAAGCGGTACTAATGATGAAGGCACCTCAAGCTCAGCTGTTGTTTCTAATAGTAGAAGCTATAGCAACATTGATGGAGCAACTACAATGTTGTCCAGTGGGATACCTATCGCTGGAACAGGTGTATCGAGTAACTATGCGCTTGGCAGTATAGTCGCTGACATAACTTCGTCTTCTATAAATACAGTAGAGAGAATTGGTTTTAATATCCGTAATGTAAACG